GCTATATTGAGATCCAAAGAAATTCGGATCATCTTGTTCTGTAAAACCATTCATATTTGCAATAGTATGATCATCATCGTAGTTGAAAATACACCCAGTTCCAACATATGTAAAATGAAGATGTTGATGCATATCACAAAACATAGCTAGTGAAAGTGGTGCGTACAAATTATCATTAACATTGATCTTTGTTGTTTCAATACTCTCTAGATAATCAATAGTATTGTATTTTACTCCATTAAGTTCACCATGGGTACGCCCAGAACAGCAAAAAACGTGTGTCACATTACTGCTCAAAATGTCTTTATATATATCTTTATCTTCTGCCCTAAAAGACGAACAAATATATTTGATACCTCGTTGTTCAAACAATGAGCACATTTTCTTACCAATCCATCCATTACCTCCAATAATATACACGAGCATTTTATTATTAAAATAGTGTTATTCTTAAATATAAATAAATATACATAATAAGAATAATGTCTCCAAAAGTAGGTAAAAAAAGATCTCTAATGTCTATGATACAAGGTAGAGAAACATCAAACAAACATCACAAGTTATCTGTTTTTAAAGATTCTGAATTATACGAGGTATATGATAACATTATATTTTCAGAAATATTGAGTGCTAAAAAGGATATTAAGATGTATATATTGAAAGTAGATAAAGAATCTGTATATATAGACTATATCGCAGATAATTTAAGTGAATTTTCACAAAATAATTTTAATGCTCAACGTTCGCCTATTTCTGATTTAGAATCTCCTGGAAATACCGAATATTATCTAACATATCAGTTTTCTGCTGTTGTAAAACGAAAGAATGATAAATCATCTTCACTATCAGATGATTCTTATGTTCAAGGACAAATAATAAATGCTGCAAATATATATAAGGTGTATATAAACAAAAGCTTGAACAGATTATACTTTTTAGAAGAATTGAATAAGAAGAGTAAAATGTGGGTAGAAGTTTTGAAAAATAATTATAATATTGATTTGATCAAAAAGGGGCAGCCAGAATGGAAAACATTTATGAAAAGCAATAAATTTTCATACGCATCATATTTCTCAAAATCTAAATCACTATCTGGATCTGGATCTGGATCTAAATTGGATATTATTACAGTCATCAAAAAATTGCCATTAACAAAATTAAAAGCGATTGCAAAAAATAGAAGTATCAGTTTGACCAGAAAAAAGGACAACAAATTGGTACAAGTGTCTAGAATAACTTTAGAAAAAAGAATAATAAAACATATCCATAATCATCAAAGCTAAATTAAAACATCAAACCTATATATCTACATATCTTATATCAGTGGTCTTGAAACCATTAAATGTGGCACCCGGAGCATTAGTATATGATCCGAAGTTTCCAACATATAACCAATCACCGACATCTAATTCAGTATACATAATATCTTTATAAATTACATCCATACTATCACAAGTTGGTCCAAAAAAGGTGCTGTTGAATTTTTGTGAACTAATCCCTATGTTATTCAATTGATTAATTTTAGGATTTTGATGGTCAAAATGAATACAATTAAACGAACCATAAACACCATCGTTAAGATAGTACTTAATAACTCCTTTTTCTATTTTTTTTGAAGTCACATTTACAACTAAAGTTTGTGACTCTTCTGTAAAAAATCTACCAGGTTCAGCTATAAAATTTACTCTTCCTTTAACATCACCAAAAAAATCTTCTTTAGCTTTATTTACTTTTTCTACGATATCATCAAATGATACTAATTTACCTGTTCCTGTGAACCCTCCTCCGATATCTATGATACTAATGTCAAAGTTGAATAGCTCTTGTCTCGCAATGTTATAAGCATGTCTACAACTTTTAATAGCCGAATAATAACATTCCGCATCAGCGCATCCACTGCCTACGTGGAAACTAAATCCTATCAAATTGATACCAAGTGCCCTTACATTCCTTAATATATCAGCTATTAAACCTTCTTTACACCCAAATTTGGAATTAAATTGACAGAGACTTTTAGAATCGTCAACCGCCAAACGAAGGATTACATTTGCGCTCGGGTAATATGTTGCTATTTTTACGAGTTCTTCAACACTATCAAATACAATAAGAGACACATTTTGTTTTTCAGCATATTCTATATGTGATATAGGTTTACATGGATTTGCGAAAATGATACGTGATGTGTTATTAGTTACATTCAAAATGGTTTTAATTTCTTCTTTAGAAGCACAATCAAAATTACATCCCAAGTCACTTAGTTTTTGTATAATATTTATATCAGGATTACATTTTATAGCATAATATGGTTTGATATCTGGAAATTTAGTTACCCATTCGGTGTATTTACGTTCAATTGCTTTTAAATTCATGATAAAAAAGGGATCATCATGGAATTCTGTATTTTTTTTAGAATGAATAATAGTTTTTATAACGTCATGTATACCTTTACACACACCTGTATCTTTAATAGATTCCGTGATTGATATATTGTTATATAATAATATAATATAATTTTTATATATCATACCGATTTTTTGTAATCTTCGATGAACATTTTTATCATATTATATTTTTCACGAGCAATATTTTTTCCATATGGCGTATTAATACGTTCTACGAGAATGTTAGTACGCCATTCCATATTATCTATAATATCAGTAAGTTCACTATTTTTCTGCGTAATTCCGTATTTCATATATCTGGCGATACCGATTGCTCCAAGTGATTCAATACGATCGGCATCTTGAACACATTGTAATTTAATACATTTAGCGTCATTATTTCGCAATACAGGTTTTTTCATTTCTTTTGACAAACTAATATTACATGCAATATTTATAATATTATCAATAATTGTCTGATTCATCTTGCCTTCGTATAGTTTTTGGATGATATCTTCCTGTGATACAATGCTCGTCTTATACTTGCTATCATTAATATCGTGCAGGAGAGCACCAAGTTGTACTTCAAATATATCGTTTTTTGATAGATTTTCTGAAATTGCTATTTTTGTGGCGATATCCTTCACGCGAGAAACGTGGTGATAGTCATGTGACCAATCATATGGTCCCATAAATTCCATTACAAATTGTTCAGTAATAGATAATATACACAATTGTTTCAATGTCAACATAGATGATGGAAATGAATAATCCAATATTATATAATCAATTTTTCCATTTTTATGTTGACAAACCCAACAATAGTACATATGTGTTCAAAATCTATAAATAAGTTAAAAGTTTCATAAAATTTGAAAATATAACAAATATGTACTCATTTTGTAATATATAAGAATATATTCAATCTATCTAATAAAATGATCCCTAAAATCATACATCAAACATGGCGTTCTCATACACTTCCCAACGTCTTTCAAAATATTTTGGAACGTAATAAAGTAACCAATCCTGATTTTGAATTCAAACTATGGACTCACTCTCCAGACGGTCATACAATAGACGATTTTATAAAACAAGAATATCCAGATATCTTTGATATTTACATAAATTCTCAAATGGGTGTTCAAAAGGCCGATATTGCGCGTTTAGCGATTCTTCATCATTATGGTGGTGTATATATTGATCTAGACATTTTGACAATTAAACCCATATCAAAATTAATTGATTGTAATAGTAGTTATGTTTACGCAGCAATGGAACCAGAAGATCAGACGATGGCAATCTTCAAACGCGACGATGTTCTTTGTAACGCATTTATTTGCGCTCCGGCGAAACATCCCATTTTCAGAACGGCATTAGATGAAATAAAAAAACTATATAACAATCATGGTAAGGAAATCTACAAAATGTTTAATGTATTTGGTGCGGATATAGTAACAGTAGCTATGACATCAAATGATGAAAATTATAATTGTTGTAAATATGTGAATAGAAAACTGGTGTATCCTATTAGTGATCCCAAACTAGAGTCCCTTCAATCATGTGAGAATAGTGTGAATATGTTGAAAACTGGTAATTATGGCGATGCATACACTGTCCATTATTGGATTCATAGTGACTTTGAATCAAAGGAATTACTAGAAAAATATACATTTGATGACAAAAGAGATTTTCATGAAAACATCTACCAATTTTTCAAGGAGCTTTACCCTTCACATAAGTATTTAAGATTTTGAGACATTTAATATAAAAATGATTGATGAAACATATTTTGAAAAGATTGACAACAATCTGAAGGCCTATATTTTTGGCTTGATTGTTTTTAATATTCAATCAATACAATATGATGAAGAAAATAATATAGCATCATTTGATGTATCAGTCAATACAAATGATATGATATATAATGATATGAATAATATTGAAGAAGAGTTAATTAAAATATCAGATACGGCTACATTGAATCATATTGATGTACAAAACCCAAAAATTGTCAAAGATATATGTAGGCATATTGGAGACATATCACATAATGAAAATAACATTGACATTACGCATATAATTAATAATAACACAAAAGAACATGTAATTGAGATTCTAAAAGCTTATATTGACAAATATGGAACAGTGATTCCCAAGAATACTTATATGTATCCACATATGCTACCACATGGACTGCGACCACATTTGACACCCATTGTGTCATCATATGACAAATGTCAGATTATGTTTACGAGTGAATCTAATCAGTCTGCATTTGCCAAATTTTTTGGGATTCCATACACTATTATGAATACAGAGAGTACATTTATCCTACAATATACGAATGTAAATGTCGTAGATTTGATTGGTCACTTTTACGCTAAAACTAATAAGGTTTATGATAATACATTTTTCAAGAATTTTGAAACAATCTTGGGAGGAACAAGACCGATTCTAAAATATGTAAAAGTTACAGAAGATGCTGTTGAGCCTACGAAAGCCAATTACTCTGATGTAGGATATGATCTAACAGCAACAGGAATTGGTAAAAAAATTAACACAAACACAATTCTATGTAATACAGGAATTAAACTTGATATTCCACTTTCTTATTATGTTGAGATTGTTCCTAGGTCATCACTTATTAAATCTGGCTATATGCTTGCAAATTCAGTTGGTATCATTGACTGTTCATACAAGGGCGAACTAATGATAGCCCTTATCAAGGTTGATCCGGATGCCCCCGAACTAGTATTTCCCTATAAATGTTGTCAACTCATTATGAGGAGACAGGTTTTTTCCCAAACAGAGGAGACATCTGTGCTCGAACTGAGTTCAAGAGATCAAGGGGGGTTTGGTTCATCTGGGTGATGAAGCTATTCTCTTTAAAAATGTCTGATGCTGAGACTCAAACATTTTGATATAATGTTTATTATTATCTGATAAAGCATATGAACATGACTTGAAGAATATATCATAGTCATCATATTTCTTTTGTTCCGTCAGAACTAAGTTATCATCCTGAATATCTGATAGGACACATCTGTTATTTTTGTAAATGTCAAAGTTTTCAATTGATGTATTTGAGTGATAGCAATCCAGCAAATTATGGTAAAGCATAATGTTGATATAGCAATCATTTAATATAGTATAAAGTACGAATGGCGGCAAAACATTATTCTTGATGTAAGTATTTACATTATGATCAGGGAGAGGTTGTTGTATGATAACGGATTCTTGACTAGGGTATGAAATAAGTGGCATAGCATTTTTGTGATGAAGATTAGAGATCTTTGTTACATTTTTTTTTTTGGTCTTGTATTGATCTTTATCAAGAATTGTATATTTGTGAGTGGATGAGAAACAAAGGGTCTTATGATCAAGTGAATTAATACTGGTGATAACATCGTTATAGATACATGGTAGAGTGTTAACCATCAGTAAACCAACATGAATCATATTATATACGTAGATATATAAAATGAAAAAATAAAAGGGACATCATCATTTTTTATATAAGAATGCAGATATAGTGCTATCTATATATTCTAACGAATAGTTGATAAACATGTTGTTTTTTGTAAAAGATTCACTTAATATAAAAAATCTATCATTATACATAAATTTTATCTTCTCGCGAATCAAAACTGGGTTACAACCTTTATTCCAGATGTAATTGTGCTTTTGACTATTAGAATTGGATGGATATACTATATGTAAATCATCCAATATATATTTATTTACATTTTTGGAACAGTCTAATGAATTAACATGAATAGGCATGTGAATTATCTTATCAATTGTATTATAGATTGTAGTATTATCTATAGTGCTGACAGAATTCAAAAGAGTTTTTTGTTCGTTATTCCAAAAACAGAACGAAGATAGATTCAACCTTGAAATGGTAGTCAATAGGTATTCGCTATGAAATACTTGTTGTGTATAAGAATTTGTATTAAGAGTCGTATTAGTATTAGCTATTATAATGAATTTCTTTTTCAAATATTTGATATGTTTGACTTCTGTGTTGTATATGATATTTCCACCTTTTGTAATGAAATTCAATACCATTTTATTTAATAAAGATGTGAAAGATGTATTATCAACATAATTATAACCTGTTGTATCTACGAGATCATTTGAAAGCAGATTTAGACATTCTAGTGCCGTCATCTTGTTAAATATAAAATCAAATTCTGTTTCATTTATTTTCAAATTCATCAATTGATCTCCTAACATAAGATATTGACATAGACCCGTTAAACTATGTGACATTAAAATACTCACAGGAATAGATTTTGATTTTTGAGAAACCAATTTAATAAAATCAAATAAAGCTTTATTATGGTAAATTTCATTAACCTTCTCACTTTTGATACCATAACTCTTCAATAGATTGGCAAAGAGTATATGATTATCATTATAAAGTTTGAAATTATAATATGCTATGTCCGATATAGGAAAAATATACTTTCTTTTTTCTAATATTGTTACATCATATCCCATGTCAATACATTTTATCGCCGCATATAAAGATGGAATACAACATCCTATTACCAATATATTGTTCGTTTTTTTCATATATTATTTATTTGTATATAATAAAGATATATGAAGATTCAAACGATTTTGTTAATTATTTCTATAGTTATAGTTATTTCTTATATCATCGGAGTATACTGGAATAATTTAAGAGAAACATTCATAAATTCTGATGAATTGAACTATAAAGCACTTTTAACATCTAACATAGATCCCACACATATAGATGCTGGTCAATTCTATCAGGATATATTGAAATCGGATGATCTCATGATATCATCAAATCAAACTTCTAACATGCAGTTTGAAATTCTTGACAGCATAGTGACAGATAGTAACAATCATCTTCGCGCTATTCAATTTGAAAAACTCCAAAGACAAGTATTGCCACCACCGACGTCAAATATTGACCTAAGACAGATATATAATTCAAACTTTTTTGATACATCAATGCATGAACAATCAATGTTAATAAATTTACAACAATATCAAGACAAAAATAAAATAACAATTGATGACCCTATTAGTGATGCTTATCTTCCATATTCACTCAATGTATTTGACACTCCTGTGAAAACACCAGAACAGGCAAATTATGAATATATGATCATTTCCATGTTTAAGAATGTCCTTGATCGCAATCCTTCAGCAAGCGAGATACAGAAATACACAGGTCTTCTAGCAGAAGGTGATCTGGATGAAAGTCTATTGAGAATAAATCTTTTAAACACTGTTGAATATCGTAGAAATATTGCTTTACAATCTAACGGTGTGTCAGCAGATCTTGAATATTCCTACGCAAAAGAGGATCTTATATCATATATTAATAAATTGTATTTTACGGAACTTGGCAAAGAAGCTAATAGGAAGATGCTTTTGCCTCTCAGAGATATATATGTGTTCTTACAGAGCAATGAGTATCTATTCCGCGCCCTCTTAATACATGATAAGTATGTTATGTTTGAGAATGATGTTATGAGTACGAGACTCCTCACCAAGACTAATCTATCAGACATCTTCAATAAATATTACATCCTATATGATCTAAAATTAGTAGCAAATGATATCAAGCGATCTGATATCATGAAGAGAGGAAATCGTGATAATACATCACAGCATGTTATACCCATAGTATCTGTGTCTGGAATAAACAATCCGATGACAATAGATAACGCGAGCAGTAATCAAGATACATCAAAGATGTATGCTAGAATATTGAAAGAAGCAAGTAATGTATTCAATCTTAATGACTCTACGCAATTGACATAATATTATTAAGTTACATGAAAAATAAATAAAAGATATACCTGTGCTACCTTAAAATAGTTTAATTGTTTAATTGTTTTTTTTATCGTTTTCGTAAATGGTCTCTTCTGTCTGTGTTGAAGTAATCAATTCCTCATCATGGTCATCGTCTTCCTGATCTTCGTCATCATGGTCTTCTTGATCTTCGTCATCGTGGTCTTCCTGATCTTCATCATCGTGATCTTCGTCTAATTTATCTTCACTGTGAGAATTATCAGAATATTCTTCGTTATCATATTCATCTTCAATCTTTTGATAATTATTAATATTATTGTCTTCTTCTTCCTGTCTTCTGATATTTTCAATAAATTCATTATTTCTCTCAATTAGACTGTCAATGAAAGTATTAAATCTTCTACGTTTCCTTGAATTTCCTTCAAATATAATTGATTCATTGATATTTTCAATAGTCTTGTATTGTAGGCTTACGATTTCTTCACTATAGTATGGGAAGAACATATTTAGAACTATATAGAAATTTGAAACAAGATTAAAGTAGATACTTTTCAAACTGTCAGACACGTTCATGGGTTAAACAATAAATATGTATTTTATAACTATAACACAGAATCTTTATATAATTTCATACCATTATAATAATATAACTAATAATTAAGAGAATACAATGAACGGTGAAGCATTAGAAGCACATGATAAGACAATCATATATATTAATAGCAAGGACGTAAACACATTTGACACAAACACATTTTCATTCAGTGTAGATTTGATTGAACCAATCAGAGATGTTGTCTATATTAAAATCATTAAATCTGAGATCATTTTGAACCCTACATCTACAATAAATGGAAATACAATTGGTGACACAGATCCTATATTTGTGTCACTCAATAGTTATAAGAGAATATCAACTGTAATCGCGGGAAATAATACGAAGTTTTTTGATCAAGTCAATATCAATTTATCTGAGAAATTTCCGACAATGGTGCTACCGAATTCCTTAATGGCATTTAGAAACGAGACATCTTCGTCTTCATATAATATAGGAGATCCCAATTTATTTATATTAAATCCTATGGAATCAAGTCTAAAGAAACTTAATTTTACTCTTTTTGACAAGAACAACATTGTAGTAAATAAAGCAGATATAGATAGATTCAATACTACAATATGTGTATATCATAATAGAATGAAGCTTTCGAGAGAATAAAAAAAATTAGAATAAATAGATTATGACAGAAAATTCTTTTTTGAATAATGATTTTGTTAGTATACTAAAGTCTAAGTTAGGTACCGCACGCATGACGATTGCAGACAAAAACGATATTTACGTCGATAATGATCATAAAAATTTATGTAAAGCTTATAAAGTATATACTGATCTCAGAAAACAGATTGTTGTAGAAGAAACCAAAACTCAACTTACATTTTTCAAATACAATATTTTTGAGAATAAGGTAGTAAAAACAAAAAAAACAAGTGACATTATTTTACACTACAATGAATATAATAAGAAATTTGTAAACAATCTGAATTCATCACTCAATATCAATGATATTCAAAACATGATTGATTTACAAAGTGAATTCATAGATTCACTTAGCATAGAAGATTTATATAATCTTAAATACTATACGTATTATGGAGATACAATTCTTAATGCATATATT